GTGTTGTCTTTACCTGAATATATAGTCATTGTCTGTTTACATTTTTTACATTCCATATCATTGTATATAATATTTACCCCTATTGGGATTCTGTAGCTGGTAACTTACTGCATATCTAATGGCATCTATTAAATGGTTGTGTTTATCTATAGGTGTATTAGATTTTCTTTCAAGCCAACTGTAGTTGTTAAGTTCTTTGATTAAATTAATACTTTGTTCGTCTACTATTAAATCATAGTCTTGTAATAATGATATTCCATAAGTAATAGAACCAGCTCCTTTTATTGAAGAAACTATATTACATCCTTTTTGTTTTAATTCATAGATCAATCTTTTTTCTGCAGCATCTCCAATTATTAAATTGTCTGTAGCGTGTTTCATATTTAAACGTGCTATTTCTGTTGTTGTTAAACCATTTAAGTAAAAACATTCTTTTAAATAAATAATCTTTCTTGTAGTATCTATATTAGTTTCTACTAATGTGTTAGGGTCATTAAATCCAAAGTCTTGACCAAATACACTAACGCCTACTTTTTTAAATTCTCCTATTGACCAGTTAGTTAAGATTACACCTTCAGCTTTATTTAACCATCCTCCCAGCATTTGATGTTTATATTTTTCTGGTCTGCGTTGTTTAATGTTCTCTATTTGGTTTATATAACTTTCTGATAGGTTCTTTAAGTTGTCTAAATAGGTAGTGTGTATGTAAGTAATATTATCTTTAGATTCATTAGTACCTTCTTGTATTCCTTTATCCTCGAAGAATCGTTTGTATATCCAATGTTCTTTAGTTGTAGGATTTAGTATTAGTATTACTCTATTATGTTTGCCTTGTTGTCTTACTGATAAATCTATCTTATCAAATGTATCTTCATTAGTAAGTTCTTCTGCTTCATCTAATACAAACGTTGTAACGCCTTGTAATGACTTTAGATTAGCTGTTTGATCTCCACTTGATGTTTTGATGCCCTTAAAGATTATCTTGCTCCCAGAACGCTTATTTCTTATTTCATCTTTTGTGATATGAAAGTCATCAAAGATTTTAAGCAGTTCAAGTTTTTCAATAAATTCAGGAATAATAGAAATATAAGTAGAAGATAAAGTGTAACGAGTAAACAAAATAGTATGCCCAGCTTCATATGTTAAAAGAACTAATAGGAGGTTTACTGAAAAAGATTTACCTGATCCACGACCACCTGTTACAATAAAGTACCTCCCATCTGATTCTGCAATAGGAGAATACTTTTTATTTATTTCAATCACTTAAATTTGATTAGGTCTTTAAAGTTTACATTAAAGCCATCACTTGAAGATATGTCTACAGATTCTTTAGGTTTGCCATATCTATAACCGAAATATAGATTCATAGCTCTTGAATCTCCTTTTAGTATTTGTTTGCCTAAAGTTTTAATTACTTCATCATTATCTATTAAGGCATCAAGTTTTTCAATTAGCTTTAGTTCGTCTGCTTTTTTAGGTCTTCCTGCAAAGCCTTTTGTCGAATGTCCTCCATTGTTTTTTCTATTATCCACAATTAATAAAATATTAATTAATTAATTCTATATATCTATATAACGTAATTTTTAACTTATTTTTTAAACTCCACAATATCCTGAATCACATTCATCAAAATCATCATCAAATAATTCCGTTTGATTATCCCATTTTATTATTTCTTTAAAGGATAAATTTTTAGCTTTATACCAAACATCTTTATTATGTTTTATTCTTTCTTTTGATGCAAACCAATTAATTTTATTAGGATGTTTGTTGTGCATTTTTTTAATGAGTAAAGGATTCTTATGAAAACATCCAACACAATTATTCATCCAAGCAAATCTTACAGGTTTGTTATTCCAATACTGTTCAACAGTATCTTTATAGATATTATCTTCTATTAATGGAAATACAGGTTTTTGCCATTCTATTATTCCCCATTTATTTAATGTTTTTCTTTTACCTACTATAGCTTTTATTTCTAATAATCCATTATTATTTGTTTTACTTAAAGTTCTTTTTGCTCTTGCTTTTTCATTTGCTCTAAATCCTAACCTAAATTCTGCAGGTTTATTAATATTAGTTTGCCACCATTTAAACATAGGTTCAAGTTTCATTTGTGTAGTACAATATCTCCTTAAAGGGTCAGGTAGTGTTCCAGCAGTATCTAATACCTTGTCAAATGTTTTACCAGTAACCCATTCAATCTTTTGACCTATGTATTGTTCTAAATCTAACATAGTATAAATTATTATGTCATCTTCTGCTGTAGCAATAAAAGGTGCTTGTATTCTATCTTCAACTTGTTGTCTTATTTTTTTGTCAGGAAACTTTGATTCTTCGTGTTCAATTCTAACTAATGCAAATACATTATAATCAGCTTTATAATTTGCAGCTATGTAACTTGATGTTTTACCTCCACTTAAAGAATTAACTGTTTTCATTCAGTACCTGAAATGATGTCTTTTTTTGGTCTGTCTTGTAATAAGCTATAACCTAATAATAGATAGTTGATTGCATCTGCATATCTTGATTCTATTGGTTCTGCTTGTGGCATATTAGGTTCACCTGCGTGAGTTAAGATTGCTTGTATGTGTTTATTAAAGAATACTGCCCATACTTCCATTGGTTCTATGCCAATAAACTTTGCAGAACATTTAAAGTTGTGTAGAATATCTAAATGTTTTTGTGTGTATTCTGGTTGTTTAGCATCCATTATTTCTTGACAGATGTCTAATAGATATTTTTTTGTTTCTTTAAATTCTTGTTTAGTCATAATTAAAATAATTCTGTTTGGTTAATATTTTGTTTAGTTCTTAATCCCATTACTGTATCTAATATTATTTTACCATCTTCATAATAAACTAAATTGTTTGCAATTTTTTTTCTTGGTTGTTTCCCTTTATATTTACTAAAATCGTAATCGTGATATTTACTCATAACTTTTAAATGGTCTTTATTTAATCGTGTAAAATCAGGATTTTTAACGCCACTTAAATTATTGGGTAAATTAAAATTAGTCCAGTATAAATGCCTACCCCTTTTTTTAGCTGGAATTAAAGGTTCATAATATGGAATAACATTTTCAATAACATATTTGCCATCAAAGAAATTGTCTAAAAAAATTATTTGTTGATACAAAGACATATCAGGATATTTTAATTTAAAACTACCATCGCCTTTTTGTCTTTTACCTTTGAAGCTAAAGTTTAATCTACTATGAGTAGGACAAGGAGGACTTGACCATATAAATTCATATTCTTTGTAATGGTCTAATAAGTACTGGTGTGCATCAGCTACAATAACTTTATCATTAGGAAACCTTTCTTGGTAAAGTCTTGCAAGTTCTTCATCCCATTCTACAGCTGTAATATCGTGTTCATTTCCCCACTTATATCTGTTACCCCCAAGACAAGCATATAAATTAAGTATCTTCATAATTCTGTATTGCTTTTTTTATGTATTCATATACTTCTAATTGTGTTATAAGATTATTAAAGTTTAGTTCTCTTGTTTCGAAGTCTACTGTTTCATCTTTTTCAATGTCAGATTCTAATTCTCTAATGTATCTTTTTTGCTCCCAAATCTTTGATTGTATTTTAATAAGAGCTAAATCTTTTGTTTTATTCCCCTGCATAAGCTGTAGTACTATCTTTATATTGCCATTGCCACCCCTTTAACATTAATTCCATTCTGGTAATAAATTCTCCTTCTCTTGCTTTAGGCACTTGGTTTATTAAATCTATTATTTTAGATTCGTTTGGTTTAGTGTTTAGTCTTGCTATTTCTGCTTCAAGTTCTTTACATTTTAATTCTAAATAAGTTTCCCTGTTTATTCCTTTTATGTTCATAGAAGTCTTTAGAATAATCATTTCTTCTATTTCTTGTATTTTTTTATTTGTTGACTTATACAGTTCATAGTTTTTTAATGCCCATATAATAGTTGCGTGATTTATACTTGAAGCACTATCTTCAAAGTATCTTGACATTTCTGTCAATCCCATATCTAATTTGTTTTTTAGTATGTAGAAGAATAACGATCTCATTTCTACTATTTCTCTTTTTCTTGAACGTTCAAATATATTAATGCCTGATAGCTCTATTACTTTTTCTGCTATCTCATTTTGAACAAACCATTTGTTTTCTTTAATCATTTCTTAATTTTAAAAGGTTATAACATTCTGCGTATTTCTGTCTTGCCTTACCCTTGTATTCTTGTTTAAATAATTCGTATAGTCTTTTAGTGTATTGATATTTACTTTTGCAATCTTTAAAATATTTTTCTGCAAACTTTTTACCTTTACCTCTAAAGTAGTTTACATTGTCTGCTGTATCTCCTACTATCATTTGTTCATAGAAGTTGTATAATGCTTCTTCTTCACTTATGTCTAATACTAATCTATGTTTATAGTGATAGTTATACATTAAGCAGGGAAATTGTTTATAGTCTTTATCTATGCTTACAATCATTACATTATCCCTTCCAAATTCATTTGATAGTGTTTGCCAGTATTTAGCTACAAGGTCATCAGTTTCTAATCCATATACAAATTTACTGTCGTATGTATCTTTAACGTATTGATGCATATCGTGTAGTAATGGAGGTAACTCTTGTTTTTTTCTGTTTGCTTTATATACTGGTGTTAGTATTTTTCTAAAGTTCCCTTTGCTTCCATTAAACGTAATGACTTTATCTATTTCGTATTGTTCTTCCAAATCATTTACAATCTTCATAAACTGTTCATCAAACTTTGCAATAGCATCTTCTATGTTTCTATAGTAAGGGTCATCGTTTTCTTCATCTCTTGTTCTATAACAACTTGCGAAGATTAAGCTATCTGCGTCTATTAACAATATCATTTAATAAAAATAGTTAATTAAACGATATAAACAAAATATTTAATAAGGTTCGTTAAGATTAATTCTTGTGGCTTGGTTTTCTTTAAGTAAGTAAACAGGTTTGAGTAATCTTTTTTTAGTCCATAGTGTAGTGTCAGGACAATACATATCTTTTGGTTCTGGAAGTTCTAATGCGTTTAACCAGTATAGATAGTTTCCTTTAGGATCATTTACAAAGTATAGCTTTACTACTTTTTTATCCATTTTCATTAAAGCATCATATTTATATTTCTCTAACATTTTTTCAGGATAATATTTGTTTCTAAATTTCATCTCTATAACACAAGGATTTCCTTTAGGTGTAAACCCACAAGCATCATAATGTTTAAAGCCATCTCCAGTCCATTCTAAATTCCATCCATCCATATTCAAGAAAGCTACTAATACTTTTTCAAATTTTTTTATTGTTTTAATTCCCATTATCCCAAATGATATTAAGTTCCTTAATCCATTTGTTTATTAGTTTGGGATTACAGGTACAAACATAGTGTAATGGATGCTTATAGTAGGTTGCGTGGAACTGACAAACCATTTTAAATTCTTCACGACTAATAGTTGATTTTTTTGAAAGCCTAAATTCTTCCCATCTTTTGAAATCATATTTACTAAATTTTACCATCTTTTAATTTTTATATTATTTAAAGAATCACGTCTTTCATCACATCCACAATCGTCTTTACCTAATTTCTTTGCAATGTATTTTGCTATACGTTTGCCTTGACCTATAGTTATTATGCTTATTATTTTTTCTACTAAATCTCCTAATCTCATAATATATCTAATTCTTTATTAAGTTGATGTTGATTAAGTATATAAGATTTTGTACTATAATTTCCTAATGTTCCAATATTATTTGGATTTATTATTTCATTATATGATGACCAGCCACTAAATGTGAAAGTAGGAAACTCACCAGTCATTAACACATATCCATCTACATATTTTTTTTCTTTACCTAATCTTACCAATAATTTACCATTTCTGTATTTAGTATTTTTTACATCAATAGTTTTACCATTTTTTAAAACTGCATCATTAGAGTTAAAATAATTTTTAGTTAAAGATGTTCCACTATCAAAATCAACATCACACATTTTACAAAATGCTAATTCTGCAGAAAAACCATTTAAACACATAGTATAAAACTTCATATTTTTATCAACCTTAAAGTTGTTTATAAAATAAGATTCATCCTGATTATTTAATTTTTCAGACATTTCTTTAATTAATGCTTGTTCTTCTTTTGACAATGTATATGTCATTCCATAAGTCAATTTGTTCTTCATAATAATTTTTTTAGTTTCTCTTTTACTTTTTTATAAGTGTTATAAAGTGAGTAGTAAGGAATCCCTGACTTTCTTGAAAGCTGGGCTATACTTTCACCACCTTCTATAATCTCAAATATCTTTTTATCGTACCAATACATATTGTTCAACTCGTTTTGTATTGTTGCATAAACTTCTTCATAATTAGCACAATCAAAGTCTGCAAGGAAATCCCTCATATTGTCTATAGATAATGTATTTACTTTTGCTTCTTTACGTCTTAAATCTAAAAATAAAGTTTTTAATGTTTTAAAAATATAGTAATAATTATAGTCATCTCCAAAATCAATATCCAAGCCTTTATTGATTCTCTTTTGAATCTTGATATACATCTCTTGTGTAATATCTTCTGCTGTTTCTTTATTGCAACCGAAGGAGCAAACAATGTCAATCCAAACTTGATGTTTGTTGTAAATATCCGATAAAATGTTTTTCATAATTTAGTTTTTCAATGGGTCATATAAATCCCCAACGATTTCAGGTAGTCCTATTTCATTTACCTTAAAACTAAATGTTTCGAATGAGTAACCCCTGCTTCTTTTGCATTTTACTGTTACCCAATCTGTATTTACTGTATTTGCTTCTAATTGTATTTGTGTTTCAGTTTTTTTTTCTAAAAAACTTCCAAGATGTCCTGTAGGTTTGTCTGATCCAAAGTTAGAATGTATTACGCACATAATATGAACATTATATTTAGCTGACCATTCCATAAGTCTTTGTACACAAGCATTTGATTCTTCTATGTTGTTAACGTCAGCACATAAGTCAGCAATTCCATCTACAATAAGTAGACCAGCATTTTCTGCTTTATGTTCTAAACAATAATCTATAAAATCAATTCTGTCTTTATAACCTATAGTTCTTAAACCATAAGTCAAGTAGTCATTATATGTTCCAGCCATTTCTGCAACTCTTTTAAATACTCTTTGACAATGCCATCTTCCTTGTTCTGTATCTATGTGAATTAGTTGTTTACCTTGTCTATGTCCTTTTAAGTTTCCTCCAAAATGATTCTGGTCTGATAAATATACAGATGCAAGTAATGATATAAAGAATGTCTTTTTAGTCTTTGGTGGTGCTTGTACAAAGCTGAAGTTTCCATAAGTTCCAATCGGTATTGGCAAAAGCATATCTTTTATTTTACTCTTAATTAACATTTCTCCAAAAGACAAAGCTACTGGAGGGTATTCTAATTTTTCGTTTACATCTATTGTACAATCTTCTTCTATTGATTGCATTGCAAGATATTGTACTGTTTGTTGTTCGTCTAATCGTAATTGCATTTATATAAATATATAAAAAAAAGGGGTGCAAATGACCCCTTCTTTAAAAAATAATATTTAACTAATTAAAATGGTAGGTCATTAGATTCAGCAGGTGTATTAACTGCTTCTTCTCTTTCTGCTAATTTTATTATATCATTAGTCCAAACGACTTTACCATTTCCAAGATAGTTTCTTTGTGCTTTAGCTTCACGTTCTTCTTTTGTTTGTGAATCCATAATAGCTACGTTGTTTCCGTATCTTGTATCGTCATTTACTGAAATGGTTAAGTTATAATAAACTGCACCGTCTTTACCTTTGACAAATTTTTCTTTAGGTAACTTGTCAACCCTAATACTCGCATTGATAATTGCACTCATAATTTATTGATTTTAATTAATGTTTTCTCTTGTAATCCATTTGCCTTGATGATCAATAACTGTATAGTTATGTTCCGTTAATAGAACTATAGCTTCATTTATTTTTTTAGCTGTTTCTCTATAGTGATTGAATATTTGATTCTCAAATGGATGATGATCTTTTTCTTTATATATTTTGTCAGCCATTGTTTTTAATTTTGTTTATTAGTTCTTCTTTTGTAGTTTTCTTTTTAAATGAATCAGATTCATCTTCTCCAAAAACTCCAAGTTCATAGAATCCAGTAAGTTTTAGTACAGCTCTTGACATAGCTCTTTTTTCTGCCATTTCAGCAACATACCAGCTTTGACAATTACCTTCATTATACGATGCACCTTTTAAAGCAGAACCAAACGTAATAATCTTTTTATTGTTTTTAGTTGCTATAGCTTTAAATACTGCAAAGTTTGACTCACATCTAATCACATCATAGTCAATAGAGATTTGTTCTATAGCTTGAATCTTGTCGATTCCTTGTCTTGTAATTATTGTGTAGTGTTGATGTTTAAAGAAGTCATCTTTAGATAACTCATACTTGTGATAAAGTTC